TGACGATACTTATGCCCCACTTGTTGTGTATGGCTTCTACAGAGAGTTCTCTCTTGAAATTGCCTACCCAACTAAGTCTTATTGCTCGCTTGATATCGAAGGTCTGACATGACAGTTGTAGTCCCTAACGTACCAACTCCAGTTCCAAGCCGAGCTGACCCCTTGAACTTTGCGGCAAGAGCTGATGCTTACCACACAGCCTTGCCTATTACGGTGGATGCGCTCAACCTGCAGAATGCGGAAAATAACTCACTTAACGCTGCTGTAAACGCTACGGCTGCGGCTGTGGCTATGACGGCTAACGTGACAGCATGGTCTGCTGCTACTGCCTATGCCGTAGGTAACTGTGTTTTCGATACAACAAACTTCCTGACCTACCGAAGAAAGGTAGCAGGGACAACTGCTACTCGACCTGGGCTGGATACGACGAACTGGGCTCTGCTAACAGGGTTTGGCGACGTTACGACCACGGGTACGCAGACCCTCACAAACAAAACGTTTGGCGACAACCCAACCTTTTCTGCAGGTACTGCCAATGGCGTCTTGTACCTAAATGGCAGCAAGGTAGCTACCAGTGGTTCCGCTTTAGTTTTTACTAGCTCAAATCTAGGTATCGGCACCAGTTCTCCAGGAGCTAGGCTCGAAGTGCATGACACAGCTAACGCTGTGCAAATGCGCTTAGGTGCTCCTACGGGTTCCGCAGGAATCTCACCTACGCTGAGATTCCAAGCCAGGAGCGTCGATGATACTGTTAGCTACTATGCCAGCATTAAGTTAAATTCAGCAGGGCCTCTACTTACCTTGATGGCTCCAGCAGGAAGTGCTCCAACACTTGACGTACTCAATATCAATAGCTCTGGAAGGGTAGGTATTGGGACTAGCGTCCCGCTAAGCAAGTTTCAAGTTGCAGGCTCTTTTGCTCGCGGCGAACCTGTTACAAAAACAACCAACTTTACTATTGCGGACACTGAAAACTGGATAATCTGTAACGGCACTGGAACTATTACTGTAACCCTCACCGCTGCGTCAGATTGTGCTGGTAGAGAGTTTACGATAAAAACAATCGCTGGATTTACTGTTGTATCTGCCTCAAGCAATGTTGTGCCGTTGGCTGGCGGCGCTGCCGGAACAGCAATTCTTCCTGCTACCGCCGGAGCTTGGGCAACTCTTGTTTCTAATGGAGCAAACTGGATAATTATGCAGTCTTAATAAAGGATAAATCATGTTTACTTGGCTAATCGAACAGATGGAATGTGCAGTTCAGCAGGACGGCGAAACCGATGTAGTAATTACCGCAGCATGGCGATGCAATGGGTCGCAGGTTGACGGCGACAAGACCTACACCGGAACGTCCTACGGCTCCTGTGGCTTCAACTATACGGGCGGTGAATTCACTCCCTACGACCAACTGACTCAGGATCAAGTCTTGGGCTGGTGTTGGAGCAGCGGTGTGGATAAAGACGCCACTGAAGCTACGGTTCAGGCTCAGATTGACGCCCAAGTAACTCCGACTGTTGTTGTCCTACCGCTGCCGTGGATACAATAACCGGGGTCGAGCTGTGCGCCATATTCACGATCCTGCAGGTTGCGGACGTATGGACTACCCACAAGGTATTGTCTGCCGGGGGCAGTGAACTTAATCCAGTGATGGACTGGTTCTTTAAACGGTTCGGTGTATTGCCCAGCTTGATCGTCATAAAGGTTGCTGTTGTTGTGGTGTTCTGGGTATATATGCTTGACTATCCGTTACTTGTTTCTGCTGTTTGTATTTTTTATGCTTTTGTCATTGTCAACAACTTAAAACACATGAAAAGGAGATGAAGATGGATAACAAAGAAATCGAACTGAAACTGACCGTTGCTGAGACGAATGGTGTTCTTCAAGCTCTTGGTCAGATGCCGTTCGCGCAAGTGGCTACTCTGATTCAAAAGATTCAGCAGCAAGCTGCTCCTCAAGTCCCTACTTCTCAACCTGCGCCTACCGAGGGATAAAATGGATGAGCGACTCCAGAGGCTTGAAAATGATATCCAAAACGCAAAAGAGAAGCAGAGAGAAATGACAAAGGATATCACTTGCATCTTGAAGACTTGGGATGAGTTCACGGAGGAATATCTTCCGTATCTCAAGCTTCTGGCTGAGCGAGAGAAAGAACGCGCTGAGTTACGAAGGGCCATCATCAGGCACGGAACAATCGTTGCGCTTGGTGCTGTAATCCTCTTCGTTCTCAGCGCGGTTTCACATGAGCTTCAGGCATTCTTTAAGGCCATTCCGAAATGAGCGACTTCGACTGGAAACCACCGCTGAATTTAGCAGTTCGTCTGTTGGAGGTTGACCATGAATTGGTCTGACGTGCTGAAGGCTGTTATCCCCATAGTGGTGGCCTCGCTGGCATGGCTGCTGGGGGAAGTCAGTTCATTTAATGTGCGGCTGACCAAAATTGAAGGGCAGATGCCCGCGTTGATCACTCCGAGCGGCGTCCCCACAGATAGCCCATTGTCTGCAGAAGCGCGGCACAAGCTCAAGGAAGAAATCTTCAGGGAAATACATGACCTGCAAGTCAAGACAAAACTGATGGAAGAAAGGCAGAAAACCAAATGATCCCCGCTCTTATCTCTGGTGTTGTCAGCATGTTGATTGAAAACAACCTGCCGAAAGTTGCTCAGGCCGTGGTCGATAAGGGAGTTGACTACGTTAGCGACAAGCTCGGTGTCGAGCTTAAACCTGATATGAGCCCGCAAGAGATTGAAGCCACAAAGCAGGCCGCTATGAAGCACGAAGAGTTCATGGTCGAGCAGAGCAATAAGAACACTGCCGATGCTCGGGACATGCAGAAGATCGCTCTGCAGCAAGACGATGTGTTCTCCAAGCGGTTTGTCATGTATCTGACCATCTTCTGGAGTGCCGCAGCCGTTCTGTATATCGGCTTCGTGACGTTCGGTAACATCCCGACAGCGAACGTGCGGTTCGCAGACACCATCCTTGGCTTCCTGCTTGGCACCGTGATTGCGACGATGCTGAACTTCTGGCTCGGCTCATCGATCGGCAGTAAAGAGAAAGACAAGGACAAGAAATGACCCAACTGACCGCAAACTTCTCCCTTGAGGAACTGACGCGCTCAGAGGCTGCGGATCGCAACGGGTGGGACAACACCCCTAACGAGCAGGAGACAGCGAACCTGAAGCGTCTTGCGGCCCTTCTGCAGCAGGTTAAGACGGCGGTAGGCGGTAAGCCGGTCATGATCAATTCCGGATTCCGGTCCAAGAAGGTCAATGACTCGGTAGGATCGAAGGACAGCAGCCAGCACAGGCTTGGTTGCGCGGCGGATATCAGGGTGCCGGGGATGAGGCCCCGCGAGGTTGTGGAAGCCTGCATTCAGGCGGAAGTGCCTTTCGACCAGATCATCCTTGAGTTCGACTCATGGACACACATCTCGGTGCCGAATACGCCGGAATTCAAGCCAAGAGGATCGAAATTGATCATTGACCGAAATGGGGCGCGTCCATTCGCATAATGCTAACATAGCGAAAATGCAGTGAAATCAAGAGGATTTGTGTTATGACAGTCGCCGCAGTAATGACTTACGATAGCTTGGTTGCTGACATCCAGTCCTACCTTGAACGGACCGACACCGCGACCATCGACAAGATTCCCAGCTTCATCATGCTGGCCGAGCAGACCATCGCCGCCGACATCAAGTTTCTCGGTAATCTGACAGTCCAGACCAGCACGTTGACGCTAAACCAGCCGGTCATCGACAAGCCCGCCAGATGGCGCAAGACGGTATCGATGAACGTGACCGTGGCCGGTCAACGATATCCTGTCTTCCTGCGCAAGTATGAATATCTGCGGGAATACGCTCCGGACCCTACGGCAACGGGGACTCCGAAGTTCTACTGCGATTACGACTACACGCACTGGCTGGTGGCTCCGACTCCTGCAGGCGATTATCCCTTCGAAGTGGTTTATTACGAGCGCGTTCAGCCTCTCGACTCTTCGAACCAGACCAACTGGTTCACGATCTACGCTCCTCAGGCGCTGCTATACGGCTCACTGCTGCAGGCGATGCCCTTCCTGAAGAACGATGCAAGGCTTCCCATGTGGCAGGCGCAATACAGCGCGATTGTTGCCTCACTGAAGACCGAAGACGTTCAGCGTATTGCTGATAGACAATCGAATGTCCTCGACACTTAATGGATACATGACATGAGCTATAACTCACCCTTCAGCGGCACAACCATACAGCCGACTGACGTTTCGTATCGTGCGTTCACGATGACGTCAACCGTTCAGCTTGAATGGCCGATCAACGGTAATGCGACGGATGACTACTCAGCGCGGATCATGGAGGTCACGGCAAGCACTGCTGGCCTTGAGCTTTGGATGCCGCCTGCCAATCAGACGTCAGTTGGTAATGACGCGCTGATCCGGAACGTAGGTGCCAATACGTTTACGGTCAAAGACTATGCCGGCGTAGGGACAATCATTTCGATTGCTGCCGGCGAAGCCAAATACATCTACGTCACCGACAATCCCGATGAAGAGGGAACGTGGGGAATCATTTCCTTCGGCACAGGGACTTCCAGTGCTGACGCTGCGACGTTGGCCGGGTATGGCCTGATCGCCTCTGGAATTACGTTGAACCAGTCTTCACCGGTCACGGTATTTTCGAATGATCGAACTGCGACCGCTACCGACCGCGCCTCTCTGTTGGCTTGGAATAGCGGCGCAGGGACGTTGACGCTAACTTCTGCGATCACGCTTGGCAATAACTGGTTTATTCAAGTTCGCAACCAAGGCACCGGCCTTCTGACGATTCAGTGCGATGGCTCCGAGACGATCAACAGTTCGAATTCGATTGGCCTGCAGCCTTCTGACTCCTGCTTTATTGCATGCTCAGGGACGCAATTCTTCACTGTAGGTCTTGGCAAGAATACGCAGTTCAACTTCTCGCAGCTTGTAAAGACGGTAAGCAACGGGACGTATACCCTGACAAGCTCCGAGGCGTCGAACGTAATTCAGAAATACGTGAGCGTTGGTGATCTGACTGGCAACGTGACAATCGTTGTCCCGCCGACCATTCAGGTCTACTACATCCAGAACGCGACTACCGGTAGCGTGAACAACTACACGGTGACGATCACTACTAACGTATCTGGCGGCTCTGACGCGGTAATTTCTGCGGGTCAGCAGGCTACGCTGATCTGCGATTCTGTGAACCTTGTAAACGCCAACACGATTCTGGCAGGCTCTTCGTCCATCAGCCTTATCGACGGAACGGTGGGAAGCCCTTCGCTGAACTTCGGTAGCGAGACTTCGACCGGTGTCTACCGTGAAGGTGCTGGTGAGTTCAACGTCAGTATTCTTGGCGTTAAGGTATTGACTGTGGAATCGACAGGCATCGATGTTGTCGGTGCTGGTAACTTCTCTGGCGGCGTATCTGGAGGCACGTTCACTTGACCGAAAAAGTATTCTCCATTGATACCAAGCCCGGTATTCAGCGGGACGGGACCATACTCGACAAGCTTTTCTACAATGATGGCGAATGGGTAAGGTTTCAGCGTGGCCGTCCGAGGAAGATCGGCGGCTACCGCGAGATGACGAATAACTTTGACGGCTATTCAAGGGGCATCTTTGTCGAGTCTGAAGACGGCTACAACCGAATCTTCAATGGTTACAACAACGGTCTTCAGCGGTTTATCTGCGACAACAACGGCGTAGGCTCTGGCATTACTGAATATCAGTTCGGCGGTCCTGTCCTGACGACATCGACGCTTGTTGGCGGGTCTGCATACACGAACGGCAGCTATACCAGTGTTGATCTGACTGGCGGTAGCGGAACTGGAGCTATTGCATCGATCACGGTGTCTGGTAACGCCGTTACTGTGGTGACGATCACTACGGCAGGCAATGGTTATGTCGTCGGTGACTCGCTTTCTGCTGATGCTGCAGACATCGGCGGAACGGGATCAGGATTCAGCATCAGTGTTGCGACCGTGGAATCGAAGTTCACCGAAAGCGACAAGAATCTGTGGCAGTTCGATGGCTTCTTTGATTCTACTGGCGGAAACAATAACTTGGTTCTCTTCCATCCCGGCCAGAATCTTGAGCAGATTGACGGAACCACATCTACAGCAATTCTCGCCGGCAATCCCGCTGGTGATGTTGTCTACCCTATTCGTGACTCTCAGGGAGTTACACCGACAAATGATTACATTGAAGTCTCTGGTGGCTTTGTTTCACTTCATCCATATGTATTTGCCTTTGGTGACAACGGTCTTATCAAGAACTGCTCGGCAGGTAACGTATTTGACTGGAATAGTCCCGACGCGAATGAAGTAAACCTGTCGAGCCAGAAGGTTGTAAAAGGTATTCCTGTTCGCGGCGGTTCAAACTCCCCTTCAGGTCTTTTTTGGGCGCTGGATTCATTGATCCGTGTGAGCTACGCGCCGACGACAGTGGGTGCAGAGACTATCTTCTGGCGTTACGACATCATCGGCGGGACTTCAATCCTGTCCAGCCAGTCCGTCATTGAGTATGACGGCATCTATTACTGGATCGGCGTTGATAGATTCCTGCTATACAACGGCACGATCAAAGAGCTTCCGAACACCATGAACCAGAACTGGTTCTTTGACAATCTGAACTACTCGCAGCGTCAGAAGGTCTGGGCGACGAAGGTCCCGCGCTTCGGTGAAATCTGGTGGTTCTATCCGAGGGGGAACTCGGATGAGTGCAATGACGCGATCATCTACAACATCCGCGAGCAGACATGGTATGACGCCGGAAGTGCTATTGGTGCGCGTAGGACTGCAGGCTACTTCTCTCAGGTATTTGCCTTTCCTGTCATGGCTGGTGAGGACCTGACTGAGCAGGATACGGTTCTGACTCAGAATATTACGACCCTTAACACCAGCAACGTCATCGTCACGGCGATCAGTTCGCAGCTTCAGATTCAGTTAATCGTCGTCGCCGCTGGCGTCCCTGTTGATGCTGAAATCACGGACATCCAGCCTTGCTCTGCGGTGTTTACCGGAA